GATGGAAACCTTAGTATGAATCGATTCTGTCTTTTCGGTTCGTAAGGAATCGGCATTTTCATCAATAAATCAGCCATATTATTTTAAATTAGTTTTTCTTTGTTTATTATCATAAATATATCCTTTTAGGAAATATTTTTATTGACTTTCTGAATTTAATTATTTATCATTATAATCCAGACTAGTTTATTTAATTCTAGTTATTTTAACTAGTTTTTAATTAATTATTTAATACTAGTTCTTTATAACTAGTTAATATTCTTTTTTTATTCCTCCTGCTGTTGAATAAGTTTTAACAATATTATCAGGCTTATCTTTGAAGTGTTTTTTCATAACTTCCACATTCCGAATATCATCATCAGAAAATCCAATTGTTGGTTTTGATGGAATAAAATTATTACTTACATCTTTTTTCAGAAAAACCCTTTTATTTAAATTAGACGACAATTCTTTAATGTAATCTACAAATTTATCCATTGCACGAACTTTAGCTTCTTCAGGATTTAAAGCACCTTCAGGGTCATTATAAGACACTGGATGGAACTTACACATATCCAAATAAGTTTTAATTAATTCGTCATCAGCCATTTCATCATCACCGGAAATACTTCTATATTTTTTGAGATTCTTAATTAACTCATCTTTGTCAATCCCATTGAATCCTTCTATGATATAATTGTATACGGCTTGTTTTAAGGTATTAGGATTGTGTCCACGAGCAGTTATGATGGAAAAGATAGAACCTTCGTTTATAGCCTCTCTAAAGTCGTCAAACGCCGGTCCAACTTTAGCTCTCATTGCATCAATTATAAATTTTTTATCTCCCGGTGTTTGGAAGTTTTTAAAAGGTTCGTCTCCATATCCTACAATAGTCTCTCCATTGTATTCAAGAGGTTCTTTACCTATTTGATGTCTATACTCAGCAAAATCATCAGTGCCCATCCCAATTTCGTCACCGTCCTCAGTTTTAACCATAATCTTGGTTGGCATATGAACAATATTATCATCCCAATCGAAAGCATAATATTTCATATCAGGAGTGCCCTGTTCACTAATCCCTTCTTTTAATGTATTTTTTTTCATAATCGGCTAAAAAGTGGGGACGAGTCCCCACTTATGGTTTTTATTAAATATTCTCGAACGAAGCTCCTGTTGGAGTAATGAAGAACTCAATATCTATGAACTCTAATGCTTTCGTCGGTTTCAAGTAAATTTTACCTGTTAAAGTATTTCTATCTAAATCTTCAGGTGAAGATGAAACAGTTACACGGAAATCATATAAACCTCGGTCTCTTCTAATTGAGTCTAATATTGGATTAACACTATCCAAGAATTGTTGTCTAACAATCTGGTCGTTTTGTTCAAACAATAACCTCACTGCCACCGCTGAAATTAACTTACGAGCTTGAAGTAATAATCTTCTTACATTCAATCTATTAAGTGCTGTATCAGCAATTTGTAATGTTTTATTACCCCAAATAACAGTACCTACATCAGAGAAAGTTGCAATAGGGTTAATTCTACCTTGGTAAAGTGTATCTCTATCTTCTTGAGTCAACTTAACTCTTGCCTTAATTGAGTTTACAAGACCTCTTGTGTAACCCGCAGATGCGAACCATGGGAACGCAATGTTATCTGTTAACGCTAAGTTTCTACAAACTTCACCTGTTGCAGGTAAATAAATTTGTGTGTTATTAACAGTATCTCTTGTTAAAATCCAAGGGTAGTAGGTCGCAGTATAGTTAGAGTCAATTCCTGTATTGTCTAAGTTATCAACTGCCTCTTGAGAATAAATTATGTCTTGAGGATTTGTTGAATCCGGAGTGTACATATTATAATCAGGTGTTGTTGTAATATAAACCGAGTCAGCTCTTTGGAATTGAATCATATCAATTGCTTCTTCAACAAGATTTGAGTTATTATTGTAGTCAATACTTGAAGTTGCAAACACGTTAATGTTTGTTGCCTCAGGATTACTAAATGTTAAAATACCAAGTAAGTAAGCGTAATAGTCAGTATTTGCAAAATCTTGAGTGTTGTTAGCAACTGTAATTCTTTTAAATAAACCACTACCGGTAGCGTTAGGGTATCTCGTAGAAGACGATGCTCCTGCCAAGAATCCTGATTGACCTAATTGGAATCTATCTTGATTTGTTCTAAACTCTCTATAGATATCCCATCCGTCAAATCCGCCAGCAAAACATAGAGTATATTTTCTTGAGTAAATGAAGTAGTAAGGATTTTCTTGAGTTTCAGGGTCCGCTCTAAATTCTGCAGTACCACATTCAAACGCTGTTTGACCACTTGTTAATGAACTATTGGTAATTGTAACAACTGTAGCACCTGAGTCCATGTGGAAACCTTTACTTACATAATTCCAAGTATCCCCTTCAATTGGTTGAGGTGCAACAACCCAAGCTTGTGGAGTTTGTCTACCTTTATAACTTAAGAATGACTCATCAATACCATATTGTGTTGAGAAACCTAAATAAGTTCTTCTAACAATATCTCCCGGAGACTCAACAAGGTTTGAACCACCTGTTGCCGCTCCAAATGGTGGATTAGCAATAGTTTCACCAGGGAAGAAATATTTTGTTTTGAATTTTGGAACCGGAGATGGGTTTAAAACTGTGTCATACTCTCGTTGTGTATACCCTTCAAATCCACAAGGAATTGCATCGATTGGTGCCTCATCAGCCATTTCAATCATTACATATTTTGAAAGTAATGCGTATTCTCCATTAGTTGTACCAAGTTTCTTAGCTACGAAGTTATTAGAGTTAGGGTCCATATTACAGTTAGTAAATTTCTCAATAACAACAGGATTAGAATCCGAATCAAAGAAATTTCTTACTAATACATCAAAGGTCATATTATTAAATGATAAATTCGCAATTGACACTTTAACTTCTAAATTCGCGGAATCTCCATCAGAGATTGAAACGAATTTAAATAATTTATAAACTTTATTACCTCTTAATTCTGAAACTAAGAATGGTGTACTTGGTGATTGATATTGTCCTACATTATATGCTATTGATGAAGGGTCTTCACTTCTAGCACCCGGTAATGCAACTAATTCAGGATTGATACCTCTAATATAACCTTGATTATAAGCGAAAGCTAATGAACCCGGATAAATTTCTTCAACAAATAAAGGAACTTCATTTCTTGATTTCCCAAAATTATCAACACCTAATACTTTATTAATGAATTTTGAAGACGATGCTGATAAGTTAGTCTCAAAAGTGAAATTATCGCCATCTTTAGTAACACCTGATAATCCAAATGATGCGTATGGGTTTTTGTCAATTTCAACATATTGGTCAGTAGATAATAATGTAACATCCGTTAATCCACTTACTTCATAAACAGGTCCGTGATTATCACTAGTTGAGGTATTAACATATAATGAAATACCTCTTGAACGAAGTGTTGCAACAACCATGTTGTTATATTCAGTATAAGCAGTTCCGGTAAAACTATAGTAATCTCCCGATATAGTTCCTGAAAAACTATCGGTTACTCCAGTTGTAATTGAATTAAACACATAGTCAAATGAATAACCTGAATAAGAGTTTTCTGTATAATTATCAAAATTCGCATAGAACCATGAATCATTTTGTCCAGCAGATAAATCATTATCCGCTAAGTCAAGATTATCAACACCATATGAATTTACAACAGTACCATATTGATTTACTAAAGTCCAATAATCACTTTCAGGTATTGAACCATAAGCAATTGCCGTTGTTGCGGACAATGTTGGGTTACCTACTAATGTTAATATAGTATTAGTTATGTCATCATCATATGTTGATGTACTTCCATCAGAAAGTCTATATTGATTAAAGAAATCTGCTTGAACTGCAGATGGGAATGCCCCACTAATAAAATTAACAGTTCCTGCGCTGATTGAACCAGTAAATGATACTGACCAAGCAGTAGCTCCGGTTGGGTTTTGATTAATAGTTGTTGGGTCAACATTTGCAGTAACTCTAATACTCCAAGATGGTCCTGCGTCATATCCTGATAAACCTAAGATTCTTGTAACAAACAATTGATTTGATTGTTGTAAGTAAGATTTGGCAATATATGCTGATTCATATTTAGGGATTTGTGTATTAACAAATTTGGTTGGTTCTGTTCCTCCAAAAAAGGCTTGGAATTCGTCATAGTTTGTTATAAATACCGGTTCGAAAGCAGGACCTTTTAAAGTCTCACCAACTAAACCTAAGGTAGTAACACCTACACTTTGTGCTACGAATGATAAGTCAGTTTCTGAAGTGTATACTCCCGGTGAAACGAAAACTTTTTGATTTGCTTGTGCTGTTGCCATTATTTAATTATTCTATTGTAGATTTATTTTATAGATAAATATTCAATAGAATATCAAAAAACTTTACTTTTGAATATCTATTTGTAAAGAGTATGAATAAATTCTACCTTTTTTCTACCTATGAAACAGACAAAAGAAATCAAGAACATTAAAATAGACCCCGCCGTCCACGAGATACTTAAAAAGTACTGTGAAAAACGAGGATTGAAAATTTATAAGTTTTTAGAAAAATTAATTACAGAAACCTGTAAAGAGAAGAAAGATATCTACGGAGAGGATTAAACTAATACACTTTCAAACTGAATAGTAGACTCCAAAGTGTTGTCAGTTTTAACAACATCGATTCTTAAAATATCGTTAGTTGTTATTTGGATATTTTGGACATCAGTACCATAAAAATCTTCATTGATGTAAACATCGTATGAGTCAACATTCGACCAAGTTCTGAAAGAAAGATTAGCAGTATATGAAACAATATCGGTTAAAGTATTGTTTCCAATGATGAATAAATAATTCTCTAAAAATTCATTAGAATTCTTAGGGTATTTGTCTCTTTTTCTACCATTTACTGTTCCGGTTAATTCCATAAGTTGTGTTACTCTTGCAATTGCTGGCTTAACTTCAAATTCTTCTTCATCAATCAAATAACCTAACATGGTGAAGTCATAACTTTGAACATAATACTTTCTAGCCTCCATTGTCATTTGAGATTCATCAGAAACATTATTCATTACAATCGGAACATATTGTCCTTTGATAAAAGTGTAAGCTTGTTTTGAGGAGAATTTTTGCATAATCACTTTATTCAACTGATTAAGTTCTCTCATACGATTACAAATTATCTTCACACTGTAATTAATATCTACAGGAACCGGTTGAGGAATTGTGTAAATGTCCATACCTTGAACATTTCCATTCCAAGTCGGAACCGATGCATAATAAAATTGTTTTCTATCCGGAATCGTATATTGTAATGATGGATTGGTACCAAATTTAACCTCGGGACTTCTTACTACTGTGATGAAGGGCGGGGATGGGTTATAATCTAAATCAACAAATAACGCAGTCTCAACATATTGAGCCCAGTTTTGTGTTGTGATAATGATATCCACCATTGGAACCACTTTTCCTGCGGTAACAACCTCTAAATCAGTTTTAACAAAATCTAACATTCCTCTATCTAAATCGGCGTGTAATACCGACTTAGGTAAATAAGTTCCGTCTTTGTTGATATATTCCAATAGTTGTTCCCTACGAGCAGACAATGTCTTGTGTGGAACTAATGGTAATGTTGGTATAACTTTCTTTGGTAATGGCATATTAAATATTTTTTTATAATTAGTCTTGTAAATCCCACATACCACCTCCCATGTCGGTTCCTTTTTCTCTAATTGATTGAGGTACTTCAACATTTGGACTACCTTTCAAATTAAGGAATAATAATGTTGGAATGTTTGAAACACACTCAGGAACTGATTCAAGTTGTCTATTATTAATTAACGCTAAAAATTTTAATTTAGGTAAAGTACAAACAGAATCCGGAATACCGGTAACACAATTATCCAACATAATCATATTCAAATCTTTGAATCTTCCAATGTCTTCAGGGATGGTAATAATTATATTATTCTTGTCATCCTTATTTTGGATTTGAAACTCTTTTAAATTTGAAGGTAAAGACTTAAATAAATCCTCTAACCCATAAAGTCCTATAAATTTACCAATAGGTCCATTAGTGAAACTATCAATAACTAATTTTTCACCACTATTTGATGTTACGGAAGACGCAAATTTAGGTTTTAATTCTTCTTTTACTTTTTTCAACATTGGAGTGTTTAGTAATGCAATATCCTCTCCTGATAGTCTACTAATTTCACTACCTTTAATTATATCAATTTTTTTCGTAATATAATATTTTAATACTTCGGGTTCTGATGAATTAATCATTACTGTAGATAAATTCATCCCTAACGCAATATATTTTTTCTTTAAATTTGGTGTTAAATTAGAATACTGAACATCAGATAAATTAGGGCTATTATATTCTAACCACATTTCTACTTGTTGTGTATTTTCAAAAGATTCCATTGGATTATTACCAACTCTAACATTTTTAACAATATTAATTAACTCTCTCTCTTCTTGTGTTAAAGGTTCAGGTTTAAAAATATCTTCTAACCCTTCAAGTTTTGGTACTTTTGAAACAATTTCATCCCAAGGTAAATTTGTACTACCACCGTATTTTCCCGAGTTAGATTTATCTGCCATTGATTTTCTTCCGTTAGGGTCAACAAGAATTACGGTTGCAAAGTTTAAATCGTCAAAACTTTTGTCTTCATCAATTACATAATAAAGTGTTCTTTCACTACCTAGTCTATAGTTGTAATACATATTTCCACTACCTTCACGACTCGTACACCAACCTCTACCATTCTTCAAACGAATACATTGGTCTTTAGTTTTTGGTGCAAATATTTTTAAGTTGTTTTGGTCGTATTTTAAATCAATATCTTCAACATCTTGTTTATCATTACCATTTGATTCTTTTTTACCTTCTAACCCATCTAATAAATGTTCCAATTCAGAAAAAGACATTTTATCAATTCCTTTAGTTTCAAATGGTATTAAATCAAAATTTTCATTGTAATTATTAAGATAAAAAATTATTTGTTCTTTGGTTAAATT